CTGACCTTACAAGCATTCTTGAAACCATTAATCCAATCTTGCAAGAATGCGGTCTATTGGTTACACAACACCCGAATGGAGATAGTTTAGTAACTACCGTGTATCACGCTGAAAGTGGCGAATTTATGCAATCTGCACAAGTGTTACGAATGAAAGATTTTAGCAACCCCCAGCAACAGGGGTCGAGTTTGACGTATGCAAGAAGGTACAGTCTTGCGTCTATTTTTAACTTGAATCAAACAGATGATGACGGGAACGCTGCAAGTGGTCACAAGGTTACTGCTGTAAAAGAGCATTTAAACACAAAGCATCCAATGTGGAGCAAAGCACTTGAACACTTATCTAAAGGTGGTAGTGTATCTGACATTGAAGCAAAGTACGTTTTAACTGACGAAGTTAGAATTTTATTAACGGCTACTAAATGAATGATTGAAAAAGGATGGAAATTACAATAGATCAACACAAAAATGCAGTTTTATCATTTGAAGAGTTTTTATTATATCTAAAAAACCAGATATTTATTTATGAACTTGCAAATGACGATTCTACTTTTGACAGAGAAATTGAATTGCTTAAGGAGATTCAAAATGCAGCAGTAAATTATTCAAACATTTACAAAAAATAACTATGCAGATAACAATCACCGAATCAGCAGAAAGATGGCAAGAGGCGAGACTATCTCGCTTCACAGCCTCTGAAATACACAAACTAATGGGGAGTTCTCGAAATGGGAACTCTCTCTCTAAAACAGCAGAAACTTTCGTATATGAGAAAGCAGCAGAGATTCTCACCGGTCAGAAGAAACAAATCTTCGGTCAGGCTCTCGATTGGGGAATCGAACACGAGTCACACGCTTTTAGTAAGTTCTCACGGATTACATTTGAAGAGTTTACTTACTACGGTGGAGAAACCTACGTTTTTATTCCTTACGGAGACTTTAGCGGCTATTCACCTGATGGCTTGAGTAAAGATGCCATTCTTGAAATTAAATGCCCGTATAACTCTGCAATTCACTTAAAGAACTTTGAAATCTACGATGCTGATAGTTTAAAAGAGATTCACCCAGAATATTTTTGGCAGATGCAACTTGGCATGATTACCGCCAATTTAGAAAAAGGGTACTTTGTTTCTTACGATCCACGAATGCCCATCGGCAAAGATATTCACGTTGCAGAGATAGAATTGCATTTAGTGAAGGAAGAGATAGACGAGAAGTTAGAGGCTGCTTCTGAACTATTGAGAAAAGTCATAGAATTGTAATATAGTACGACATATTAAAAATATTTTTGCAATATTAAAAAATGGTTTTATCTTTGAACTATGCAAAACGAACAAACACATAAAACACACACAATTAAAGGTACTCCATTTTTTTTATATTATGGTGGTAAAGAAATTCAAGGTAATTGTAAATGGGTTGTATCTTCTAACGATTGGGACTTGTTAGATAGTTTTACAATGGAAGAAGATCAATTATGGTACTCAAAAAAAGAAGCAGAAAAAGTAGTAAATAATTGGTATAAAATAAATCAGGGGGCTTAATTGCCCCCATAATTAAAAACAATATGATAGACGTAGGATATTTATTAGCAGCTTTAGTCATTGGTGGAATATCAATGCTAATTAAGATTTATTTCGACTACTTGAAATTTCAAAAGTGGCTTGACCAACAGCAAGAGGCTACACCTTACCAGTTAGAAAAGCCTGTTAAGGTTAGCAGACATCAAGCTGAAGTTTTTAACCGTTCAATGAGACGTATTAGAAAGGAACTAAAGAAATGAGCAGTTTAGAATATCTAATCGAACAAATCTTCTCTGGTCATCACAGACAATGGGAGAATGAAATCGCTAAAGCCAGAGAACTATTTAAACTTGAAAAAGAACAGGCTTACTTGGATGGATACAATGAAGGCTTTAAGAAGGCAACTGAAATCGTAAATAATTTCTTTGATAATGAACAAACTAATTGAACGCAGAGTGACGGCTTGTTTGTTAAACAACCCACACGCAAGAGATAACGATAATATCTTAATCGCTGACTACTGGGCAATGGAGATGAACGATAACGCAATGAGACCTGAAAACGTACAAATGTTTTTAGATCTAATTAAAAACGGTCATCTCTGCAACGCTCAAAGCATCACACGAATAAGACGTAAGTTACAGATGTTCTACCCTCACTTAAGAGGTGAAATGTACCAAGAGAGACACAACCAACAAGAAAAGGTCAAAGCTGATTTAGGTTATGCGGTGGACTCAAGAAAAGATTGAACTACTAAAGATATACTTTCCTACTATGTACAGAGATGACTTATGTGAGATGCTTGGATGCACACCATCAGCATTAGGCACAAAGGCTTCTGAATTAGGAATTAAGAAAGAAAAGCAATGGAAAATATTTATGCACCGTCAAGCAGGTTACGTTAGCGGATGGCAGAAAGGTAGAACAAGTTGGAATAAAGGAATGAAGATGGGTGAAAATTGGGGAGGTAAAGAAACTCGATTTAAACCTGGTCAAGAGCCTCACAACAAATTGCCTCCAGATGTAAGAGAAGCAGCTTTGCAATTAAGAAAATTAAAGAAAAATATAAAAGGAAGACTATGCCGAAGAACAAAATCACAGATTTAAGAAACCATCTCTTTGAGACTATTGAGATGCTAAAAGACAAAGAAATTGACCTTGATACCGCTAAAGCTATTTGCGATGTCAGTCAGGTAATAATTAACAGCGCAAAGGTGGAAGTACAATTTCTTAAGGAACTTGGAACGAATAAGCACAGCGGATTTATTCAACTTGAAGAAAAAAACAATTGATAATTCAAATAGTTTTAGTATCTTTGCATCACACCAAATCAAAGGGGGTAGTAACACAACTGCTGCCCTCTTTATTTTAACATAGAAAACACAACCAAGTTGCAGATGGTTAAGTTTAAAAGATATTTGCCTGTACGGGTTAGATGGCTGCAACACATCTAATTTGTATGGGCATTTTTTATTTAATGAAAGTTGAAACAATATCATTTAAAACAGAGTACGCTGAAGAGTACGGAATAGAAGCAGCGATACTTATTCAAGGCATTCAATTAGGATTAGCCTTAAACCGTTACAAAGAAACTCACAATCATTTTGGAAAAGTATGGATGTACAATTCAGTTGCTGAATGGCAGCGAACTTATCCATTTATGAGTGAGTCAACAATTAAAAGAGCCTTACAAAAGTTAAGAGAAGATAAGGTATTGGAAGTAATGCAGTTAGATAAGAATCCAATGAATAAAACTAACTGGTATACTTTGACCACTCGATTAGGTCAATTTGAACCAATGGAAGAGGTCAGATTGAACCAATCAAAACAATATAAAACAAACAATGTAAAACAAACATTTGTAGTACCGACACTTGAAGAGTTAAAAAATGAGTTTCCAAATTTAGATGCTCAAAGGTTTCACGACTTTTATTCTTCTAAAGGTTGGATGATTGGTAAAAACAAAATGAAAGATTGGAGAGCAGCAGCAAGGAACTGGATATCCAGAAATGAATTACCTTTGAAAAGTACTACAATTAAGAAAGCTAATTTAGATGATTGAAATAGAAAACAGCATATTAGGACAAATATTTCTTTATCCTGATGCACACAACTACATAATGAAGATGAACCCGAATTGGTTTACTTCATTTAGAAAAGACGTAGTAATTACGATGCAAGAGTTTTACATGAGTAATCAACCTGTATCACTTTCTACAATAGGCTTAAGACATAAAGAGCATATCAGAGAAATTGCAACGATGCAGAACTATGTTACCACAAACGTCCATTTAGAGAAAGAGATTCTTCAACTTGAGATTGTTTACAAGAAAAACAACATACAAAGCAAAGTTGCTCATTTAGATTTTTCCAAAGAACTAAACGAAATAATTGCGGACATCAATTTGATGGTTACTGAAAATACCGTTAACATAAGCAGCAAGGCAACCGTTATTTCTTCAGTAGCAGGTAATGTGATTGACACTTTATACGATGCTGTTAAAAGAGGAACTAACATGACAGGTATCTCTACTGGATGGAAGTACTTGGATAAGTACTTGGGTGGATGGAATAAGGGTAATATGGTTGTGATAGCAGGTAGACCGGGAAGCGGTAAAACTGCCATTGCTTTATCACTTGCTATTGATTGCTGCCGTCATGCAAAGGCTTTATTTATTTCTCTTGAGATGTCAAAAGAAGAACTTGCAAAAAGATACCTTTCATTTATTGCCAATGTCGAGAACTACAAAATTCGTAGTGCCAGAGTAACTGAAACGGATCTAAAAGAAATCACCGATAGACTCTACGGAATGAATATGGACTTCTTTCTTGACGATGGTAGTAATAGCGACATTAACGACATTGTAGCGAAGATTAAACTACACAAGGCTAAACATGGTCTTGACATTGTTTTCATTGATTATATGCAGTTAATTAAAAGCCATCAAAAAGTAAGAGAGCAAGAGATTGCACACATTAGCAGAACACTTAAACTATTGGCGAAAGAGTTAGGAATTACTTTGGTTGCACTTGCACAGCTTTCACGAGAGACTGAAAAGAGAGCAGACAAAAGACCAATGCTTTCAGACTTAAGAGAGAGCGGTCAGATAGAGCAAGACAGCGATATTGTACTTTTCCCGTTTAGACCTGCTTACTACGCTGACGAAAAGCCAGAGATAGAATTAGACGCAGAGTTAATTATTGGGAAGAACAGACATGGGCAATGCGTAGCAGTACCGATGACCTTTGAAGGGAAATACACACGTTATAAGGAGCAGATAATATAAAAGATTGCATTTGTAAACTATTTGTTATATATTTGAAAGTATGAAAAATGAAAAATATCAAAATGCGTATCAAATGTATTTAGATGGTTTGTCATTAGAACAGGTAGGTAAAAAGATAGGAGTAACAAGGCAAGGTTTATTTAAAGCATTTAAACGAAGAAGCTTTAAGTTACGATCACCTAATTTTCAACCATATCAGTTTTATGATGGTCATAAATTTACATTGCGTGGTCACGGTTATTATGAGAAAACAACAGGTGATAGGGAGTTAATGCACAGATATGTTTACCAAAAAGAAAAAGGGGTGATCCCAATAGGATTTGATATACATCATATTAACCGAAATAAGTCAGATAACAGAATTGAAAATTTGGAATTAATAGAACATTCCGAACACGCAAGAAAATATTCAACTGGCAATAATCAATATACAAAATGATACATTTTAGTTTATTCAGCGGTATAGGTGGCTTTGATTTGGCTGCCGAGTGGATGGGATGGAAGAATTATGTTAGTTGTGAAATTAACGAATTTCCACACAAAATACTTTCACATCATTTCCCTGATGCCTATCACCATAGAGATATAACAACTTTAACTTATGACACAATTAACACTGAACTTACAAGGAGACACGGAAGCCACTGGAGGAACGATGACATCATCCTCACAGGTGGCTTCCCGTAACTATGCCAACCATTCAGCACCGCTGGAAAAAGAAAAGGGACGGATGATGAACGCTACTTATGGGGAGAGATGCTTCGAGCAATTCAAGAAATTAAGCCCAAATTCGTCATCGCTGAAAATGTATTTGGTATCACGAATATTGATGGCGGATTGGTATTCGAGCAGGTGTGCCTTGACTTGGAAAATGAAGGGTACGAAGTTCAACCGTATATTATTCCAGCTGCATCCAAAAACGCTCCGCACAGAAGGGACAGATGTTGGTTTGTTGCTTTTAAAAACTCCATGTTCAGCGGATGCATACACGGAGAATCTAACGAAAAAGGAACAGAAGTTCGGGAATTCGGGAACATTAGCACAGGAAGTACAGACGGGGTTTATTTATCAGAGGGGAATGCTACCAACACCAACTTGTCAGGATGCAAAACAAAAAGAAAACAGTCCAAGCCAACAACACAAGATAAACGAATTAAGTATTGCGGTAGCAGGTGGGAGCAATTCCCAATTCAATCCCCGATTTGTGGCGGAGATGATGGGCTTCCCAGCAAATTGGACGGAATTACCTTTTCAAAGTGGAGAGCAGAATCAATCAAAGGATACGGAAATGCCATAGTACCACAAGTAGCATTAGAACTTTTTAAAATTATAGAAACAATATGAACTACCAAGCAGACCTAATCACACTAAAAGCCCAACACGCTCGAATGAAAGCGAGATACGAGGCTTTGTTAGCAAAGAAAGACAATGAGATTGAAACTCTCCGAAACATGATCATTAACCCTAAAAAGATAGTCAAGATTGAGCATAAGAGCCTTGACAACCTTATGAGGATAGTTTGCGATGTAATTAACGTCTTACCGCAAGAATTCTTCTCGAGATGCAGGAGGCAAGAGTATGTACTTGCACGTTCATTTTTCTGTTACTTTGCCAACGTACACATGAAAGAGGCAACGGTAAAAATAGGGTTGTACATAAATCGTGACCACAGCACCGTAATTCACGGTAGAAATATGATAGGTGACCTTATTCACATTGGCAGCAAATACGAGATGAAACTATTTAAAGAGATAGAAAAGCAACTCCATGAGATTCCTAACAATTACAATGAGGAGGTCTTACGAATCAATCCATATTTGTCTTAACACAGACGAGGAGTTGATGTACTACTACAAAAAGTATAGTAAGCAAGGATGGACTCTTTATTCAATAGATGATAGTGAACGTATTGTTTAAAATATCTTTAAAACTTGTGAAATTATAGGGGTTAACTTTGATGTATCAGAAAGGCGGAAATCATAAAAGACTTAACGACTCAAAAGTGGGTAAGGGATTTCTGTCAAAAGATAGCAGGAGAGTTAGCCTCTGATTTATACCAAGAACTTTTTTTAATCCTATGCGAGAAAGATGACAAGTGGATTGAAGAAAAGTACACGAGCGGTTACTGGGAAGGCTTCATCATTAGGATAGGCTTAAATCAATTCTACGGCAAACGCACTAACTTTCAAAAGAACTACCTTGCACCGATTGGTTTATACGACATAGTAGAAGTAGAAGAGATAACTACCTTTGACAGCCATTACCGTGAGATGCTTCATTTAGCTATTGAAGAGGTTGTAGAGTCACGAGATTGGTATGAGCAGAAGATTTGGACGTTATACGCTGAAGGAGACAAAACTAAAGAGATTAAACCACGAAGTGCCAGGAGCATAAGCAGAGCAACGGACATAAGCAGACAAGAAATCTTAAGGGTAATCAACACAATTAAAAAAGAAATAAATGCAAGACTTGTTAACGATTTTGGGGATAGCATCGATGAGTTTGATTTTTGTTAGAGAGTTTGGGTACAAATATCCGAAGCCTTTTTCTTGTGAGCTGTGTATGGCTTTTTGGATTACCTTATTTTGGTATCACTCGATCATTGGAATTCCTTTTGCTTTCGCAGCAGCAACAACAGCAACTTTATTAAATAAATACATATGACCAAAGAAGAGATTTTGTACATTACAGGTGATGTATACCAGAACTTTCTAAAGTGGAAAGCATCTGGAGTATTCAGAGTCGCTCCTGAAGACAACGTGAAAATCAGAGACATCTATTTTAAAGAGATGGGTAGACCGATGCCAACTTGTTCTAATTGTTTTGTTGAGTCCTTGTACTCACTCATAGTAAGAGCAAACGCACACCATGCCGAACTAATGGAAAAAGAAAGAGAACTTGAAGCAGCAACAATAGCAACAGATGAACAACCAAAAAGAAGAAGGCGTAAATAGTTTCGGAGGCAATTGGTCAGATATCCAATGCTTCGATTGGGAAATGCGTAACGGAATCCATTTAGATAATCCGTCATTCATCAATCTCTATAAGGAAACTACAGAACTAATAACAAGGGAAATAAAATTTAGTTCATTCACCGATTTAGGAGGTGGAGTAGGTGCTTATTGTCAGCAGATGAAAGCAGCAGGTAAAAAGGTAACTTACTACGACCTTAACCCTCACCACTTTGAGTACGCACACGAAAGAAATGTAGCAGACTCATACCATTTGGGTGACTTCACCACTATGGTCATCAAAGGTGATTTAGTCTCTTGCATTGAAGTTGCTGAACACATCACAGATGAAAAGCTAATACCTTTCTTTGCAAGGCTTGAATGCAATTATTTGCACTTTAGTTCTACACCGTTTTACACAAAGTTTGATGAAGACTGGGGACATATAAATATTAAGCCTAAAGCACATTGGATTGAATTTTTTAGTAAATTTGGATATACATTACACAAAGAAATAGAAAAGCCCACTAAATGGTCACTCCTCCTAAAGAAATAGGTAAATTTGTAAAGTGGTTACACGCTAACTACATTCTCTTCGACATCGTAAGAGGCAAAGAGATTTATAAAAAAGGAGCAGAGACTTATTCAATAGACCAACTGATAAAGATCTATGAGGAATCATACAAAGACGTATCTTAAATATTTCGGTTATGATACATCAGATTTTATACCTTGTGAAATGTGCGGTCTTAAGGCTCAAGATATTCATCACATTGAAGCACGAGGCATGGGCGGCTCTAAACACGCAGATAACATCGAAAACCTAATGGCACTATGCAGACAATGCCACATAGACTTCGGAGATAAAAAACAGCATAAAGAAATGCTAAAAGT